TAGCTTTGCTAAGAACCGAGGTGCTGAATTGGTTACTACACCTTATATCCTATTCATCGATGCAGATGTTCGTTTCTTTAATGTTAATACTATTCGTGATGCAGTAGCTGAATTAGAATCTAACAAGCTTGATTTAGTCGGATTGTATGTAAAATGTTACGATGATGATATAAGAGCACAGCTCGGGTTTATGTTGTTTAATGTTGTGAATAATATTATGAAATATAAAGTACCTTTTGCTATTGGAGCATTTATGCTAACACGAAAAGAACAGTTTGACAAATTGGGTGGGTTTCCTGAGAAGTTTGGTACAAGTGAAGATTTCTTTCTTTCTAAAAAGTATGACGTTAAGAAATTTAAACTAGTAAAACATTATTTCGGGCAGGACAACAGAAGATTTCAACAGATGGGATACTTTGGTATGGCATGGTATCTTATTAAAAACTTTTGGTATCGTAATAACGAAAATTATTGGAAAAATTTGGATTACTCCAAATATTGGAGTACTAAATAGCAGTATAATCTCTGCTTAGGTTTCGGTAGGTTTCCTCATAACAGAATAACCTATTATTCAAAAACAAAAAGGAGTTTATTTTGAAGAACATTATTAAGTTAGTAGCAGTATCATTTTTATTTAGTGCAGGTGTCGCATTGGCTCAAGGTTATGCATCATTAGAGCATTCCGAAGAAAACAATCGTTTAACCGGTGCAGAGAATATTAACCAAGGTTTAGTTATTGGTAACAAAACTGGCGGTGTTGACTATAGCATCAAAATGGCAAACAGCCAAACTGAAATTGGCAGCGGATCAATCACTCAAGCACTGGAAGTTCGTGCAAAGAAAAGTTTTGGCGCATTGTACTTTGGTGGGCGAGTGGGTGAAAGAATCACAAGTTCAACACACTTCAGTTACTATGCAATTGATTCGGGCGTTAAGTTTCCGCTTGTAGCTGGTTTTACTGCTGATGTAGGCGCACGTTATCGCAATGCATTTGAAGCCGATAAATTATATGAAACAACCCGTGGTCATGTTGCAGTTGGTTATGCGCTTACCAAACAAGATGCGGTTGCAGTTCGTTGGAGCCGTTCATGGGGTGACGAAGAGAAAGACGCTGTACGTTTACAATATACACGTAGTTTCTAATATAATAATGGTTTGTTAGCTTATCCTTAAAAGCTAACACAAATTTTTAGGATAATGATATGAATACGACTACATTAAATGAACCGACGTTTGCAACAGATTTATATGAGATTGTGCGGGGAGTACTTCCTCTAGAACAGCTTGATCATATAGATTTGGAGTTTGAATTAATGAAAAAATTACAGTACATGGCAAACGGACAAAGTGAAGACAATAAATTTGCATTTAATGACAATCAAATATCCAATAGTTTTGCATATTATTCTCCTCTACCGTTCGAAGCATTATCCTTACAACTTCAACCTCTTATAGAAGAAATAACAGGTAAAAATTTATATCCTACATACACTTATGCTAGGATATATTATAATGGAGCAACAATGGCTATACACAAAGATAGACCAAGTTGCGAGTATTCGGCAACCGTTAACATTTCCATTGATGATGACCCCTGGGAAATTTGGTTTGAGACATTAGCCGGTGAGAAAAAAGCAATCAATTTATGGCCAGGCGATCTTATTGTTTATAAAGGCGATACTTTAAATCATTGGCGAGATGCATATCAAGGTCAAAGACAAACACAAGCATTTTTACACTATGTAAATAAGAATGGCAATTACCGTGACTATAAATGGGATCATAGACCATATATCGGTACTGCAGCAAATTCAAGGAAAACAAATTGAGCACACTAAAAGAATTGACAGCGGATGTTCATGCAGAAGCAGAATCTCAGCCATTTATAAAATCTATATTTTCCGGCAATGTGGATAAAGGTAAGTATGCAGATTATGTTTGTCAATTATTTCATGTATATGGATTGATGGAAATACTGGCTTCCAAACATGACATATTTAACGGAATGGAAGATCTTAAAAGAGCAAAATTGGCACAACAAGATTGGACTGAACTTTGTGCAGACCTTGCAACTACAGTTTTTAAGATTAGACCGGCTACTCTAACATATCTACAATACTTAAACAGTATACAAGATAATCCCAAAAAGTTATTGGCTCATGTATATGTTAGGCATATGGGCGATCTGTTTGGAGGACAGCAACTAGCTAAGTTAGTTCCTGGTAACGGGCATATGTATAAGTTTGAAGATATTCCTTTATTAATTAAAACAGTTAGATCTAAATTAGATGTATCTTTAGCAGATGAAGCTATTGTGGCATTTACCCATAATATTGCTATTATTAAAGAATACAATGATTGAATTACAAATACAACAAAGCAAGGTGTGGGATACTTTAATAGAAATACAACATCTATTAGAAGAAAGTTTTAATGCGACCGGTATGGAAATATTTGAACCAGGAATGGATAAATTTAATCGGCCTGGTTGGGTCAATCGTGTTTGGACCAGCAAAGCATATCGCAGGGCACACGTAGATGTTGTGGATGCTAGAGATACCAAGGGTCTTTGGATGATGCATTGTTGTGTTTTTCCCCACACCCATAATCCTGCCCCTATTTTTGGATTTGATGTAATAGCTGGATCTAAAAAAATTACTGGATGTTTTTACGATTACAGTCCAACTACTAATAAAGAACATCCAATGCTAGATTGGTTTGCCAATGATGTAAAAGAATTACAATGGAAAAAAACTAGAGCTTTGCCTGACTGGGCGGAACGTATTTTCAGTCAAAATATGATTGCTGCCAGTAATATTCAATCTGACGAGGAATTAGAGCAAATCTACAATATGGCTAAACGAGGGGTGGATCATTATCTTGAATATGTGGGTGAAACTAATGCTCAAGGAAATTCTCAAGAGGCACAAAATTTCTATGCCATTAATCAAAAGAAAAATCCTCATACACCTCGCGTAATGGTTAGTTTAGGACTTTCGGAAGAGGATGTGCAGGTGTTTATTCAGGACTGTCTGTTTCCTGAAATTGTTTAAATAATAGTATTGACAATCCAGCCTTTTACTGTTATAATATAGAATACAATACGTAGACACCAGGAAAAAGTATGAGTGAAGAATTCCAATACATATTAACAGATAGTTTAATTATAACCAAGAAATTTAGATCGCCAAATGAATTTTCACTTTATATTGAGGGTAGAGTTGCGGCACAGGAAATTAGTTATATGGAGGCAATAATTCAATATTGTGAAGAAGTAGATATAGACATTGAATCTATTTCTAAACTAATAAATCAATCCTTAAAGGATAAGGTTCAAATAGAAGCGGAAGACGGCAACTATTTTAAAAAGAGAGGGAAGTTACCCCTGTGATTATGGATGAATACTCAGTGTATAAAATGTATATTGCTTTGAAGTTACATTTTACTACCGAAAATTATGATGTTATAGCTCAACGAGGTAAAGTAAGAGCTAGTCGACAAGCTTTCGCAAAACGTAAAGATTTATATTCTATTAAAAAGGTATCTAAAACATATTCGGATGAAGAAGTAGCAAATTTTTTAGTTGCTAACTTTACATCAGGAGATCGTTGGGGAGGCCTATTTGATTCTGAAGCAAGTGATCGGTATGCTGATTGGAAAAAAAGAATTGAGAGCTTGTCCTATATTTTTACCAACGATTTGGATAACTTGATAGAAGATCTTGAATCAGATAATAAACAATTTGACGATGCCTTTAAAATTACAAAAGCACAGCATCCATATATAATTAAAGCATTTCTTAGAAAAACGATAACACTGGAAACTTTAGTTATATTAGAAAAGATTAATAAGAAAATACAAACCATTTTTACAGTTTGATAAGGAAAAGTTTAATGGAATACTTAGACGAAGAGTTGGACATAACATCGCAGAAGATTCTGCGTCTTGAGAAAGAGATTGAAATGACCAGAGAAATGTTAGTACAAACTATTGAGTCATTAAAAGAGACTCAAAGGTATCTGGTAAAATTGGCATATAATCAGGCAGACGTAACCCGCAAATTTTCTCATTGGCCATTCATTGCAGTTTCGTCAGAGAAAGATAATTGATAGGAGTTTATTAAAAATTCAAATGAGTAAGAAAAAATATAATGAAACCGAACGAGACAAAGAAACAAAGTTTCGGGCAATTAAGAAGAAAAGTGCTATAGACAAGCATAGAAATCTTATATATAATATTGCATCAGCTAAGAAATTAGATGATGACAATGGAGAGTTAGATTATGATTACGCAACAGTACTCAAAATCAAACGACGTTAATACTAAACATACAATTTATACACCGCTAATACGAAAGGCAAATTATGGCATTCACATCACTATCTGATCTAAGAAAATCCCGCGGCGGATTTGACTCCCTCATGAAAGAGGTAGAAAAGATCGCAAACCCCCAAGCAGAATCTCGTGGCGCCGA